CTTGGTACAACGTACCCCAAGATGTTAGACAAAAGTACTGGCCTGGTAAAGACAGATTACCTGTTCAAGGTTTAGACCCAAATGCTCCAAGAGCGGTTTATAATTCGGTTAACTCATTTCAAGGAGTTCCTTATGTAACGGGTGATGTATATTATTGTAATTGGCCTCAAATCGTTACAAGAACAGGAAATCAAAAAATGTTCTTAGATACAACATGGGGACATCCATTTGAACAAACGTGGATGAGTCATATGTATCAGTTAGTTAAAAAGTGTGAGTTGTATCCTGGTTTATTACTTATGACACCAACAGAACACGATAGATTCGAACATTACGAAAGAAGTTTAAGAAAAGAGTCATAACAATATATTTATTGTTATGGAATTCTTTATTAAACAAAATGCAACGCTACCTGTACTAAAAATGCAAGTAGTAAAAGATGGTAGAGCAGGTTACTTGGAACTAATGCAAGACTTGGAAGTCTCTACTATTTTCTTTACAATGATTGATGAACAAACAGGAATTCCTAAAATTGTGTCTGCCCCTTGTGAAATCGTTTCACTTATCTTACCATTAGGAGCAACACCTGAATATTATATCTATTACAAGTTTACGGGTAGAGACACAAATACACCAGGTAGGTATGTTGGTCAGTTCTTGATTAAGAACGATGAAGGAAATTTAATTCTTCCAATCAGAGAAGAATTGTATATTAACATTCAACCAAGTTTTATTTCGGAAACTGCTTGTTGTTAATTTGATTAATCGGATTTTTCATTTATATTTATTTACGAAGGTAAATTTCACGACGCTGTGAAAGCTAATAAACCAAAGAAATAATATTATGATATCTAACGAAGAAATTGAATCTTTCTTACACGGCAACGACCCTGAAGAATTTATTGTGGCAATCGAATTTGACTACGCATCCAACTCCATTTATAAAATTAAAGAAATTCCTGGCAAAGGAAAAGAAATCCGTAAGGACACATTTACCCCATTTGCTTGGGTAGGTGATTTACGTAATATTAACTTTTACGGTGGTTCTAAAGAAGCTCAAAAAAATGCAATGACTAAACATGGTATTACAATTGATAAATTGGATACTCATGGTGATGAACGATTAGAAAGAGGTATGACCTTTATTGTTAAATCTCTCAAAGGTTATCGTGAACTAATCCAATTCTTCAGAGAAGGTGGATGTGACCCTTGGGGAGAAAAGACTAAAGATAAAGTTATTGTTCTTCCACCAGTAGAGCAATATCTTATATCAAAAGAAAAACGACTATTTAAGGGGTTTGAAAACTACAATGAAGTAACCCGACTTGTATATGACTTAGAGACGACTTCTCTTGAACCACAGGACGGTCGTATCTTCATGATTGGAATTAAAACAAATAAAGGGTACCACAGAGTTATCGAATGTATTGATGAATCTGAAGAACGAAATGCAATCATCGAATTCTTCAACGTAATCAACGAATTAAAACCAAGTATTATTGGTGGTTACAATTCAGCAAACTTTGACTGGCATTGGATTTTTGAAAGATGTAGAATCTTGGGACTTGACCCAAAAAAGATTTGTAAGTCATTACACCCCCAACATTCATTCACAAGAAAAGATGGAATGTTAAAACTTGCAAACGAGGTGGAGACATTTACACAAACTTCGATTTGGGGTTATAATGTTATTGACATTATCCACGCAGTTCGTAGAGCTCAAGCAATTAACTCAAGTATCAAGGCGGCAGGTTTGAAATACATAACCAAATTCATTAATGCTGAATCACCAAGTCGTGTGTATATCGAACACGATAATATCGGTAAGATGTTTCTTAACCAAGAAGAATATTGGTTAAACACACAAAATGGTAACTACAAGAAAGCCAACAATCCTGCTTACGATAACTTAGATACAAAGTTTCCTAACGTCTACAAAAAGATTACAGGTGATAAGATTGTAGAGATGTATCTTGACGATGACTTAGATGAAACCTTAAAGGTTGACCAAGAATTTAATCAGGGGTCGTTCCTACTTGCTGCGATGATTCCAACAACATACGAAAGAGTATCTACAATGGGTACTGCAACTTTATGGAAAATGTTGATGTTAGCGTGGTCTTATAAACATGGACTTGCAATACCTGAAAAACAAGGTAAGACAGACTTCGTAGGAGGTCTCTCACGACTACTTAAGGTTGGTTATAGTAAGAACGTACTTAAACTCGATTTCTCGTCTCTGTATCCATCTATTCAGTTGGTACACGATGTATTCCCTAAGTGTGATGTGACGGGTGCAATGAAAGGAATGTTAAAATACTTCCGTGACACTCGTATTAAATACAAACAACTTGCAGAAGAATTTTACGAGACTGACCGTAATAAGTCAGAGTCATATGGTAATAAACAATTACCAATTAAGATTTTCATCAACTCGATGTTCGGTGCCTTGTCGGCTCCACAAGTATTTGCTTGGGGTGACATGTACATGGGAGAACAGATTACTTGTACGGGTAGACAATACCTTCGTCAAATGATTAAGTTCTTTATGACAAAAGGATATGTTCCGTTGGTAATGGATACGGACGGTGTGAACTTCTCGACTCCTGATGATTCAAAAGACAGAGTTTATGTTGGTCGTGGATTGAATTGGAAATCTAAGTTGGGTAAAGAATATTATGGACCTGAGGCTGATGTTGCCGAGTATAACGATATCTTCATGAGAGGTGAGATGGCACTTGACACGGATGGGGTTTGGCCTTCATGTATTAACTTGGCTCGTAAGAACTATGCGGTTATGGATGCCAAAGGTAAAATCAAATTGACAGGTAATAGTATCAAGTCAAAAAAACTTCCATTGTATATTGAGGAGTTCTTGGACAAAGGTATTAAGATGCTATTAGAGGGTAATGGTCAGGCATTTGTTGAATATTATTATGAATATTTACAAAAGATATTTGATAAACAAATACCATTAAGTAAAATTGCTCAACGAGCAAGGGTTAAACTATCTCTTGATGATTATAAGAAAAGATTGACAACTAAAACTAAGTCGGGTAATAGTATGAGTCGAATGGCTCACATGGAACTTGCAATACAAGAAAATCTTGTGGTAAATCTTGGTGATGTTATTATGTATGTTAATAATGGATTAAGGTCATCTCATGGTGACGTTCAGAAAAAAGGTGATGGGGTTCAAATCAATTGTTATATGTTACACAAAGACATTTTGGAAAATGACCCTAATCTAACAGGTGATTATAATGTCCCAAGAGCAGTAACAACATTTAACAAACGAATGGAACCATTAATGGTTGTATTCCAAGATGAGGTTAGAAATAACTTAATTGTTAATGACCCTGAAAATAGAGGTATATTTACAAAATCACAATGTGAATTAATTAATGGACATCCATTAGGTAATGGTGACCAAGATAGATTACAAGAAGATGTACTTGATGTTACAGAACAAGAATTAAATTATTGGGAAAGACGAGGTTTAAACCCTGACTACATGTATGATTTTGCAGAAGAAAATTGGAAAGAAAAATTAGGAATTCTTGAGACCGTCTGATGATAAAATATACCAATTACCAACACAAAATCTAAATTCAATACACGCATATTTGTCGGCAATTATTTCATCATAATCTTCGTCAATTCTACCTGTGTCAGGTTTAATTGTTAAACGAGTCATTGATTTTATAACCACGTGGTCTGTTGTTTTTGAATCTAATATAATTGTTGATTCTTGTACATTTCTAACGATAACACATTCTTCACCGTTTGTTCTGTATTCTGTTTCAGATACTATTGAAATTTCTGATGTTTCAAGAATTTCACCATTAATCAATCTTGTTGATGGTATTGTTTTTATAATTGCCATAATTTAAATTACATATATTTGACGAGGCATCGCTCTGAATTTCATTTGTTTATTTAGATTTTCAGCAAGTAACGCTTCTTTTTCCATCACTTTTTCAGGACGTAATCTTGTTAACCAACCTTCAGGTCCTGTCAATTCTTCAATTAATTTTGTTTTTTCGTCTTTACCTTCGGTTAGTAAACTTGTGTAGTCCATCATTAATTCTGAGTCAGGAGCTTTTAAGTTTCCACTATATTTTCCTCTAACTCTACCTAACGTTTCCTTAACATATGCGGTGAACCATCGTCTTACCCATTGTTGTGCGGGAACGTTTAAATCAACCCAATTCATTTCCTCTAAAGGAACTTCATTCGGCATTTTAATTACGTCAGGATTATTTTTTAAACAATCAGCTCTACTATCAGGTGTTACGTCATAGTACCAATACCAAACAGCCCTACCAACGTATTGACTATAATTACCCCAATTAAAATGAGCACCAGGTGCATTGTATAATTGTAAATCTTTTTTACCGTCAGGTAATGCTGTAATTCTATAAGTTAAAGAACCACCAAGAATTCTATTTAAAATGTTTTGTTCTTGCATTCTTATTAGGTAGTCAAACCCTGACATCATGTAATAAGAACCCTGATTTCCCATTTGAGCAAAACCTGCTTCGTTTGCTCCAAGACCAGCTCCTCCAAATCCACCAATACCACCCATACCAAATGCCGTAATTGGTTGATTACTAAACCATAAAACCTCATTGATTTCACGACCTGCCGGAATTTCGTAGTTTTGTTTGTTTTGTTCAAGAATGATATAATCTTTTTTCAATACCCACGGACCTTCAGCTTGAAGTCCTACAATTTTTGAATATGAATACGCAAATTGTTGTTCAAAATCCATTGTTCTTGTGATTAACGCTTGAGCAACAGATTTTTCGGTCATGTTAAGATTAACCAAATTAACCCACTGACTATCAATTAACCAATTCAAAATATATTGTTCATAATCTTGAATAGATAATTCCATTAAAGAATCCATCATTTCGTCAGTGACTTCAACACTACGTAATGGAGCTCCCAAGAGATGTTTAATTCTTGTATAAATTTTTGACCTTTCTGGTTCTGGTATAACTGCCATATCTAATAAATATCTTTTAGTTTATTATATACTATATAAAAGTGAGTCAGGAGGAAAAACAAAATTACCTCCAACAATTTTTGGTTTTTTATCAAACACTAAAACATTCTTTCCTCGTTGGAAAACCATCCAATCGGTTTTATATAATTTAACACTTGCGGTACCTTCCAAAGTAATTCCATCTTCAGTTTTTATCATTTCTCTAAATGGTTTAACTTGTGCGGTGTACAACTTACCATCTTTAAATATCTCTAAATCGACACCTTGAATTGCATCTTTTTTATTTCCTAATTCACCAACCAACTCAACTTTGGCTTTTTGACCAAAAAATCTTTTAAGGATTGACGCAGTAATTTGTTCTCGTTTATCACCAGCTTTATTCTTTTCAGTTAAAGTTCTTAATAGATTAATAAATGTTGAACTTTCTTTATCAAAAATTCTATATTTGAAATGGTCTAACGCACTTACAAATCTTTCTACCTCTTTCTTTTGTTGTGCAGGAGTTTTATCTGTAAACGATATTGGTTGTTTATTTGGTATTCTTGCAATAGCTTGATTTAAATCTTTTAACAAGATACAAAACGCAGTATAATTTGTGTTTAATTTATTTATAACTGACCTACCAGGTCCTTCTATATCATAAACGCCAGGTAATTGATTGTTGTTTGGTGTTTCAATATAATTCTCATTAAAAACTTCTTTAAGTATTCTATTAATACCATTCATGTAAGTCCATTTAATATCTTGGTTTACGTTGAATAACATTCTATAAAATTCATTATCAGATTTTGAGCACATTTTAGATTTACCCTCACTTAACACTTGTTTCATTTTGGTAGATTCTGCCAATTTGGTTTCAACTTTCATCTCATACATTTTGGTAACAAAATCCCAATTAACAACTTTCCAAAAGTTTGTGATGTATTCATCTCTTTTGTTTCTATATTTCAAATAATAAGCATGTTCCCATAAATCTAATCCCAACAATGGAAACCCACCATTTTCAATCACATTCATTAATGGATTGTCTTGGTTTGGAGTTGACATAATTTTCAGTGTGTTATTGGAAGTTAAAACTAACCATACCCAACCTGAACCAAATCTTTCTTTACCAATTTTATCAAATTCTTTTTTGAAGTTTGTAAATGTCCCCCACTGTTTAGTAATCTTTTTGTAAAGTTCACCAGTTAGTTTCTTAGGTTCGGGGGTTAACATATTCCAAAACAAAGCGTGGTTAAATGCTCCACCTGCGTTGTTTCGAATTGTTTTATCAAAACGACTAATTGTTTTGATTATTTTTTCTAAATCTAAATCACCGTATTTCTTTTTTGATAATGCGTCGTTTAGTTTATCGACATACCCTTTGTAATGTTTATTGTAATGGAAACTCATGGTTTCGGGGTCAATAAACTGTTTGAGGGCTGAGTAGGAATAAGGTAGTTTCTCTATTCCGATTTTTTTCATTTCTGTAATCAACAATTCTTTTTCTTTTGTTACGTGATTTTCAAGTATCTGTAACTCTAATTGTTGGATTTTCTCTTCTGTTTTTTTCATAGTATTGGATTATCCGTTATATATAAATAATCCGTTGTTCGTTAATATCGCAGTTCGTTGATTCTTTGTAGGATTTCTTCTGCGGCATCGGCGGGGTGTTGGTTGTCTCCCATTACGGTGGCAATAACTTGTTTTTTATTGTTTAGGATATCGTAGATGATACCTTCGATGGTGTTTTCGAATATTGGATAATAAACCAAAACATTATTTTTTTGACCGTAACGATAAGCTCGGTCTTCAGCTTGGGCGTGGTCTGATGGTAAGAATGATAAGTCATTCATGATTACAGCTTCAGCCGCGGTTAATGTAATTCCGACACCTGCAGCTTTAATATTACCTACAAACACTTTAACTTTTGGGTTATCTTGGAATTGGTCAACCGAGTTTTGTCTTTCATGTTTTGGCATCGACCCATCAAGTTTAACCGCCGCCTTACCAAAGTGTTCGGTAATTTTATTTAAAGAATCGGTAAAATTACAGAAAATAATAACTTTCTTGTCTTGTTCAACAATGTTCTCAGCGAGTTCAATAGTTTGTTCTATTTTTTCATCGGCAATAATTTGTCTAATTTTTGTTAACTTTGAAAATTGAACGGTTAATGATTTAGATTCGTCAGGGTTCTTGTCGTACCAATCGTAATATTCTCCCATCACATTTTCATATGATTTTGATTTTAATCTTAAATAAACGGGTGTGATAATCTTATCAGGTAAATCAAGAACATTTTCTTTTAATCTTCTTAATGTTAATCCTACAGTTCGGTCTCTTAATTCTTCCAAGTTTGACGCTCCTGTCACGTTCCAAACTTTTCTTCCACCAACATTAAATTGGTATCCTGAACAATAACGGATTGCGTATGCCATCCAATTCTTTGCTACAGGTGAATCAATTATGCTTAATAAGTTGAAATAATCGATTGGTCGTGATGTCATTGGTGTACCTGTCAACAACCAAAGTCTTTCGGTATTTTTAACGATATCGTTGATTAGTTTCGTCCTCTGCGCCGTAGCATTCTTAATATAATGAGCCTCATCGATAATAACCAAATCAAAGTTGGAAGCAAGAACTTGCGATTCGTTTTTCTTCTTAGGGTCATGGAAATTTTTAATTATGTCGTAGTTTATGATTACAAAATCAGCTTCAGTACTGAAATTTTTACTTTCGGCAATGTAGATTGATTTGTCAGAATAATTTTCAATCTCACGTTTCCAATTAATCTTTAATGTTGCGGGACAAATAATTAATACTTTCTTTGACCCTGATTCTAATGATGCAATGATTGTTGATGTTGTTTTACCAAGACCCATATCATCGGCAAGGATAAACTTTTTATTCTCAACTAATTTTTGAATTGCTTCTTTTTGATGTTCAAGTGGTGGACGATGAGAATACTTTGAATAATCAATTACAACATCTTTAACAGAATTATCTTTGATGATTGCCGCTTTTGGTAACCAAAAATCGTGAAGTTCTTCTTTGTCTAATACTTTACCCCAAATATGATAAGCCTTTTCTTTATCCGCCAATAACTTCTCAACCCATACCTTTTGTGGGATTTCTGTATATAATTTGTCGTCAGCCAATTTCTGTGCAAAGTACGAGTCAAGAATTACCCATTTTTTTGCAACCTTTGGTTGTTTGTTGTGAAAATTAATAATGTATTCCGATTGGCTTCTTGTTGGATAAAACTTTCTATTAACTTGTGATTTGCGTTTTAATTCCAAGATATAGTTATTGCCACCCTCATATGACTCAAGAATGGACATTGCCTTTGATTCTAAACTAACATCACTCATTTAATATTACTGAATTTACTTAAATATAGTAAAAGTTTAAGTATTTATCAATATATGGAGAAATTAGTTCCGATAACAAGATTAGGTAAATTCTTTGGCGCAGAAGATTTTGACTTAGATATTTCTATGGGTGAAGAATGGTTGGTAGGTGATATGAACTTTACAATCGTTTTATATCGTGTTGACAGATACCGTACAAAAACAGATGATGTTTATGGTGAGGTGTTGGAAGATGGTATACAATTTATGGCACCAATAGAATTAAATGGTTTAGTTCAAGTTATGGCTCCAACCAATAAATTACTTGGTAGTTCAAAGGTTAAACAAGATGAACCAGGTAATATGAAATTTTCTATTTATCAAAAAACTCTTGATGACATGAATGTTAACATTCTTATGGGTGATTACATTGGATATTATGAAACAGAAGACCGAGTTAGATATTACACGGTTATTGAAGATGGACTTGTTAAGTCAGATAATAAACACACTTATGGTGGATACAAACCGTTCTATAGAACAATAACTGCAACATACGTAAGTGAAAACGAATTTAGGGGATTATAATGAAAGTCGTTATTACAGAAACACAATTCGATAAATTATTTTTAGGTAAGAAGGTGATGGTATATTACAACTTACACAAACATACATTTTCGGTAACGTACGACAGTAAAGTTATTATGCATGCCGACTACGTTAAGTTGGGAGATGTTGAGTTTAGAGTTAGAAAAGGTGGTAAAGAAAAAGTTCGTTCAGAAAAATCAAAAAACGTTCATGCATTTGTGATTGGAAAATTATTGGATTATTGTGAATATCCTTGTGATGATATTCCAAACCCATCATCAGATATGATTGTAACTTATAATCCATATAAAAATGATTCATTTGTTTATAAACAAAGTGGAGAACCTGTTTATGGAGCCAAGGAGGTTGATATGATTAATTCACAAAATAAACTATTTGTAGTAAAAAAATAATGCCATTACCAAGAACAATAGTTAAACCGACATTACCTTTAGTACCAAAAAAAGTTTTATCTAAACGTAGAGAACAACTTTTAGAATATATTAAAGAAGATGGGACTTATTTACCAAAATCTGTTTTACACGCAGACTTGGATAAGGGTATGCTTAATTTTGTTAAAGAAGAACTTAAGGTTGTTAGTGATGGAAAAATTGTTCCTTTATTGGATATTATTATCACATCACAAAACTGGTCACAATATACTGAAACCGCATTGTTTGTGGATTTAGACAATAACCCTTCCCCGCCATTTATTACGGTAGTTAGAACACCTGAAGTTAAATATGGTACAAACCCATCACTTCAATATACAATTCCAAATAGAAAACAATTTTATTATGCCTCAGTTCCAACATGGAATGGAAACGAACAAGGTATGGACATTTATACAATTCCACAACCTGTTCCTGTTGATATTAACTACCAAATTAAAATCATTTGTAATAGAATGAGGGAATTGAATCAACTTAATAAAGTTGTAATGCAAACTTTTGCATCAAGACAAGCATATACGTTTATCAAAGGACAATACGTTCCAATTATAATGAACAATGTTTCAGATGAATCTCAAATGACTTTAGAATCGAGAAAGTATTATGTTCAAAGTTATGACTTTACCATGTTAGGTTATTTGATTGACGAAGAAGAATTTGAAGTGAAACCTGCAATTCAAAGAGTCACACAATTAGTTGAAATGGAAACCTCATCAAGAAAAAGAAAAATTGATAAGTTTCCAAAAAATCCTGATGAATTTGAAATGCCTTTCTTGTTTGTTTCGGGCAACACAATTTTAACAGATGTTATTGATTTTACTGCCAATATGAATTTGGTCTCAACAGATAATGTTGATACGTTCGATGTTTATATTAATGGTGATTATTATGGTAGTGATATTCAGAATATTGAAATCACAACAAACGATGTTTTGAGGGTTGAAGTTACAAAAACGGAAAGCAATTTATCATCACTTGTGATATACGAAAACAAATTAGTTTAATTTTCTCCATAGATATCTTTCTTCTCTTTACACTTTTCGATGATTAAATTCTCCAAAAATTTATAAATCTTAATTCCACGTTTATCACAGTACTTTTTCAGTATATCGTGTGATTCAGGGGATATTTTGATGTTCTTTATTTCTTTCTTGGTTTTCATGGGCAGAAAAAAGGCAGAATTTATTCATACCTATTATAAATACTTATCTAAAAGTAAAGTTTTTTCATCAAAACTCTAATATTTATCAATAAAATAAATCTGTAACAGAATAATTTAATAATGGCAACAGCACAAGCAAATCAAAAAGTATTCGTATCACCAGGCGTATACACATCTGAAACCGACTTATCATTCGTAGCCCAAAGTGTAGGGGTAACGACTTTAGGTCTTGTTGGGGAAACTATAAAAGGCCCAGCATTCGAACCAGTATTCATAACAAACTACGATGAGTTCCAAGCCTACTTTGGTGGAACTGAACCCGTTAAGTTTTATAACACTCAAATCCCAAAATATGAGGCGGCATATATTGCTAAATCATACTTGCAACAATCAAACCAATTGTTTGTTACTAGAGTATTGGGTTTGTCAGGTTATGATGCGGGTCCATCTTGGAGTCTTTCATTAATTGCTAATGTTGACCCAACAACTATAAGTAATCCATCAAATGGAATACCTTTTACCGCAACATTTACTGGTACTTCATCAGGAAATACGGTTACGTTTACAAGTGGAGCATTACCAACACAAGTACAAACAAATTTAAACAAACAATATAGATTAAATGACGGTTCAACATCTACGATACAAGCCGACTTTAATACATACTTAGGAAACATTATTGACACACCATCTCTTTCGGCAACAACATCCGTAATATATGGGGCAATTCCAAATTCTGACTATACAGGTTTAACCTCTACATATCCAGTGGTTAAAGACCCGTATAATTGTGTTAATAGTTTTGATGATAATGATTTAACAGCATCTCAAAATGACCCGTGGCTTTACGCTAACTTTGATATTTCATCAGGAAATAATTATACGGGATACGCATTCTACTACGTGGTTACTAATTTAGTATCAGGTGGAACTGGTGTTTTCACAGGTACAATTACAGGTGAGTCAATGACTTTTACAGGTACGGCTTATACAGATTTCAATAACATGGTTGTTGGTACTCTTCGTTCAAGAGGTCTTACAGAGTATGTTAATAATACATCAAGTGTTGAACACGGACCTGTTTATCAAGTAGGTATTGATTACAATAATAATAACGCTTGGGTACCAAACAATTTACAATTAGTTTGTACAGGACAATATTCTGGTGTTACACAATCACCTTTCGCAAGTTTCTTGTTATCAGGTGTTACTAAAGATAATAATACATTCTCATTTGAGACTTCGTTATTGGCGTCTTCAGCAAAATACATCACTAAGGTGTTAGGGGTTGATAACTTTGGTAAATCAAGATTCCAAGTTCCAATTTATGTTGAGGAAATTTATCAAGGAAGTTTAAATTACGCATACAATCAAGGTTATATTCGTGGATTAAATTGTGACTTAATTGCACTACCAAGTGCGAGAAGTCAATCAAGTCAGTCAATTGCTTGGAATTTAGAAAAGTATCAATCACCTGAAACTCCTTATTTGGTTTCTGAACTAAGAGGTAATAAAGTTTATAACTTATTTAAGTTCATATCAATTTCTGATGGTGAT